CATGCCTCTCACGGTGTTATCAAACTCGAACTTCACATAAAACAAAAATTTAGTCTTAGGAGACAGTCGCAGGCCGTTGTCTACAAATAATCTAGTGGCGTGGCGATAGTCTGCCATTTGACCTTTGGGTTTGGTTAGCCCTTCGATCAACCCTGAACCAAAATCTGATAGATATCTTGTGAATTTATTTGCCATACAAATATTTATGCCACAAAAAAAGCCCGATTATTAGTCGGGCTTTGGATGAGGTTATTATTAACTCTGTGCTGTAGAAGCACCTGTGGTAGCTGCACCTATAGTTCTGCCTACTGCTGCACCGATTCCACCGATTGGACTTACGGATGCTGCACCAGCTGCAAACTGTGCCAAATTATCATAGACAATAGATAGGGCTACAGTCATGTGCTCATTGGTTGAGTAGTTAGCATCGCCATAATCTGCGTTTTGTACAAAACAACCATAGAGTTCAAATGTCTCTAGTGTGTTTGGCACTAGAGCGCCATTACCGCCGTCAAGCACTTCGATACGCATGGTAAATTTATAGTCAATACCCGAACGTGCAGACGCCTGTTCCATAAAATCGAACTGCTTCTGGATCTGCTGTCCGACTAATTTCTGTACTTGACCACTAGCATCATCACGTAATGTAAGTGTTATTGGTTCCAATGTATGTTTTCCTGCCAGCTTAACTTTAGAATTATAAACATCCAACGTCATTTCTTCAAATGTTACTTTTGGTCTAGTGACGTCTTGTACCTGCTTGGTAAGTTCAGTGGCTGCGGCAACTCCAAATCCCAACAGTGTAACTCTAAAGCGATATTTTAGTTTTGGCATCAGCAGCACTTGAGTGCTGCCTGCCGCGTTGGTAGTTGGAATACCAATGTTGTTAAGCGATGTAATTGCCATTTTTAAATTTCTCCTGTGTTCTTGATACGCAATGGAATATAGATGAATTCAATGGCTTTCACTGGTTCGATGGCAATGTCAACATACAATTCATTGCGATCAATACGAGCTGGAGTATTATTGCTTTCATCACACACAACTGCAAAGTCGTAGAGTGCTCTCAATCCTACCAATTCTAGTAACAAACTTTCCACGGCCTGCTTGATTTCGTCTCTGGTGATCTTGTCGTTGGGTTCAAACAGATATGGACGAGCCAACTTGTTCAACTGGCTGCGTAGATACACCACCAAACGTGCCACGTTGATACGATCCAGTGCTGATGCGTTTCTTGCACGAGTCTTTTGACCGTAGGCCACAAGTCCCACACCATTGAAGAATGGGATTGGGTTTACCTTAAGATCATACAAGGTATCACGTTGACCTTCGTTCAGTGCTACAGTTTGGAATTCTCCTGTAGCAGCATCAATATAACCTACTGCTGTGGCGTTGGTAATACCGCCACGTCGTGTACCTGCTGGTGCAAACCATGGGAAACTGACATTGTCGCTGAGTGCGATAGTCTTCAGCATCATGTGACTTGCAGGAACCACTGCGTTAGCACCACTTAGGTCAGTGGTAAATCCATTTGGATAGTATGTGGCCAAATATTCGTCATAGGTCACAATACCGTCATCACCGTTGTCTGTGACTAATTCTGCATTGGTTCCCCAGTTGGTCAGTGAAGTAGCATCTGCAGGCAGTCTCAATGGAGTGTCACCTACGACAAATGCAGTAATACCCCTGTCAATGTTGAGATTCACTAGGTTGCTCATTGCTTCTGGATATCCAGGGCAGGCTATGATATTGAAGTTTCTACGTTCTTCATCGCGAATCTCTTGGCTAGTATCGATCACTGACTTCAACGCTTGTGTAACTACTTTGCGCTGTGCCTTGCGACCAAATGAACCAGAACCGTCTTCATTGTTGCCTGAAGCTGTGGTCCAACGATCTGGATAATAGCCGCTCATGCTTAGACCAGCGCCGCTGACAAATGCTGAACCTGCTAGTGTAGCTGCACTGGTTCTTGGATTATCGCTGGCAGTGTCTATATAATTGTTAGTGTATTTTTTAACATTACCGCCACTGCGTCTTAGATTCCACAACAGCATGCCTTTGGGATACAGTGCAGGATCAGGTGCATCTGGATCCAAGAAGTTGTTGGTAATGAGGTCTTCGATGGTGGATTGTGCTGTGCCTGTGCCTGAAATATTCCATCGAGCATCTGCAAACAATACACCTTCTTCTGTGGTTTGGTCTGTCTTGTCCACTAATTCCCAACGCAGTGTGGCATCGCCGATGTCTGTGAGATTGCTGTTGTATCTATAGATTGTTGGATAATTGTCTAGGTCAGCTGTGCTGATCCATAGATCGCCTGTGACAGTAACTCCAGATACATAAGGATTGCTGGCAGCTACCACAGGCAGATACCCTGTTCTCAGTGTGGCTCCCGGAACTTCATAATATGGTGCTGAAGAATGTCTATAACCAACCCATGTATTACCGTTGTGGATCATGATGTCCACATCAGCAAAGTTAGGATTGTACCACAGTTGTTGATCTGATGGCTCGTTTAACGGTGCATCTGGACCAGCTGCAAATCTTGGATCTTCAGCAGCCAGTGGTTTCCATCCTGATGCCAGATAGTCTTGAGCTGCGCCTGTGGCAAGATCTTCTATTCCTGCAGTGCCGCTGCCCAGTGACATACTATATAAGTTTTCTGTACCTGCTCTGGTTTTGAGATTATAAGGAGTAAACAGTGTTGACAGCGGAGTTCCTGTGGAATCTGTAAGTCTAAAATCACCGCCTTTGGTGTGTGTGATCACTAGTCTAGCAGAAGTAGTGCTGATAGTTATCACAGAAGCTGCAATGTTTGTGAATCCTGCGGCATTTATTGCTGCTGCAAGTTTGTCTGCATCGCTGGAATTACCTGCAGGAGCATTTGATGTAGCAGTTGATAATGTAATAGTTTTAGCGGTATCTAGTGCTAATTGTCCGACTATACTTTCAGCCAGTGTAAACACCAGTGTAGAACTCGCAGTGAATGTGCTGGCCTTGATAATATTCGAAGTTATAACAGTACTGGCAGATGCCGCTGCATGTCGATACCATGTGCGAAATTCTACAGTTTCTGGGCTAGCATCAAATCCGCTGTTTTCTTGTGCATTGCTTTGTACAAACAATGCATCTGCTGAAATATTTGCACCACCACCACTGCGATCAAGATAGTATAGTGCTGCATTTGTAGATGCATGGATAGGAGCATCTGATGCAACCCATGATTCAGTTGCTGAACTCCAACGCTTGGCTCTCCAACGAGCACCGTTGTTGGGCTCAGTGGTCTTGATCCACACGCTGCCAGTTGCTACGCCATTTACAGTGCCTGCATTTTCTGAAATCTTATATGCGGGCACTGAAGTATGCGGAGATTGTTGTAGTTTAGGTGCAAGATATGTGCCTGCAATCGACGCTGTTCCTGCTCCCACAGTTATGGTCCATGCTCCAGTGCCATCAGTTAGGGTCACGTTGCCTTGGCCAAGTGTACTGTCTGCTGTATCGGATGTGTATCCGTTTGAATAAATGTATAGTCTACCATCTATTGCCTGTGCAGTAATACCGTCAATGGCTGTTTGTTGAATACGTGTGGCTACCTGTGCAGCGGTAGCGCCGACAAAGGCTGCACCTAGTTGAACATTATTAATAAACAAAGTTCCTGTTACTGAGGAAATTGTTTCAGCTACCACCGGCCAACTAGCTTTCCATTCTGGAGATCCAACCAGTACCCATTCGCCTGCAGCAACAGCTGTTGCACCACCTGCAATGCCACCATTGCCTGATGATTTATAATAGATTCTTGCAAGATCATTTGCAGTTGCATATGCAGCATCTTCACCTACAGTCTGGAATACCACTGCATAATCACCAATCTGACCTACAGAAGTTTTAGGAGCATTGTTTGTGATTTTAGCAGGACTGTCTGCATCTGTTAATATGATAGGCAGTTTGTTTGTGAATTTTTGTCCGCCGGCAACTGAGGCAGCTTGACCGTTCCACTCTTGGATACCCCAAGTTGTGGCCTGCGTGTCAATCCACCATTTGCCGTTTAAAGGATTCGCTCCCGGAGCATCTACTTCTGCTGCAAGTTCGTCTAGATTCACATCAGCACGAACAATAAATGCAGCATTGCTGACTCCTAGCAGACTGTATGCTGCTAGAAGACCATATTCGTTGCGTTCCGAGCCATGGATAGGAGTTGAACTCGCTGTCTGCTCAAAGAACGGTATACCAAACAGATCCACAAGATCTCGTTGACTGGTAATTTTAAATGCTTTGCCAGCATTGGCTTTGGTTGTTGCTGAAGCTGTGTTAGTGCCAGCTCCGTTGGTTTTGTCTTGGCCGGAAGCTACAACGATAAGAGGAACTGTACCAGGTTCTGCTGGTGTATAAAAACTCTCGTCAATTACTGTAACTTGTACGCCTGGTGATGTTAGTGCCATATCGCCTATTCTCCTGAAATAGTTGCTCATAATATTTAGCACACTATTCCAAAAACAGTGACTTATCACAGAAACAAAAAGGGGCGGAAAAGGGTAAATACCTGATGCGACCACTCTGCAAGGCCTGCGTACAGCGACCCCGAGCCATTAACTATCACAAAAACAATCGTGCCTACTACAGAACACTGTGTGAAATCTGTTTAGCACACGGTGCAGGCTCTCATGTTCCTCGTTGGCAGCGAGCAGGATACAAACCAAAAACTCAATGTGAAAAATGCGGATATAAAAGTCCGCACACAGCAGTGTTCCGTGTGTTCCACATAGATGAAAATCTCAATAATTGTAGGCCTAACAATCTCAAAACCGTGTGCCTGAATTGTGCTGCGATATTAGGCAAAGAGGGCGTTACATGGAGACAAGGAGATCTTGTTGCTGATTATTAAATGTATTGATTAGATCTTCCATGTTCATATACAGTTGACTAATCAACCCATTATTATCAATTACAGCATCAAACTCAGTGCCGACCCAGGCAGTTTCTGAGGCATGGATTTTTTGCATTTTAAGATCCTGCACTGCCCAATTATGCCCTTGATTAGCGGCCACTGCTAGATTATACCAGTCTGGCAGCATGCCTCGTTGTACCCAAATAATTTTGCCGCCGGCATTACGAATACTGGAAATTTCGTTAGGAAATCGACAATCACTAATTACCACATTGTCTTTGGAATTACGGAGTTTGTTTTCCAGAGCCGCGATCCAAATATCATCATGAAAGCCCTTACGGCATACTTCGGTGCCCCAATATTGTAGGATCCAACGGGGAGTAAGTGTGGGCATATCTAAGCGTTCAGCCCACCAAGGATCTACTTGTTCACGCCACTCACGTGCTTCCTTGGTTCTGCCTTC